TTATTAGCATGCGTCACCTGACCAATAATGGCATTACGCTGACCCTCATTTAAAACTCTGCGCCAATCTGGTGCATACTTCATCACAAGATCAGCAGCGGCTTTATTATCATATTCAATATCTTCATCATCAAGAATAGATGTGAACCGTTTAAAGAACTGCCCAACAAGATCTACCATATCCTTCTTGGAAGTATTGAATTCATAGACACCACAACGTGAGTGTAGAGGTTCAATGATGCGGTTCTTAAAGTTACAAGTCAGAATAAACCTACAGTTATTCGAAAACTCTTCGATAAAGGCACGTAGTGCAGGCTGGGTGGATTGAGGATTCAGATAGTCCGCCTCATCAAGAATAACGACCTTATAGCCACCTTGAAGCGATACGCTTGATGCAAACTGTCGGATCTTTCCACGAAGAGTATCGATATTACCTTCCTCAGACCCATTGATTACAATGTAGTCCAAATCAAGTTCTTTACAGATTGCCTTTGCCACTGTCGTCTTACCAAGACCAGCGGTGCCCGTAAAAAGCATATTGGGCACTTCGCCCTTTTCAATAATCTTAGCAAACACATCCTTCAAAGACTTTGGTAAGATAGTTTCTTCAATAGTAGTTGGTCTATATTTCTCGACCCAAAGAAAATCGTTCATTCATTCACCCATATGTTTCATCATGTATAATATTATATTTTTTTGGGACTAATGTAAATAGCCTAATTTTAAATACGGGGAGCTATTAACCCCCCGTATCTCGTCTTATTCAGCCTCGGCGGCACGGTCTTGTTGATACGTTTCGCACATTTGGATAGTTTGTACACAGGCGTCCCGTAGTTGTCCTAGAGTAGATAACTCCTCACCTTTAACCGCACCCCTCTGTACCATAGTGTCGATAACAGCAACCGTTGATCGGCTATTCCTGTTCGCTAAGTCATAGATCGGCGCATGAGATTCGTGTGCCAGTTTTACATCATCTTGTTTAGCCATATTATTCTCCATAGGTTGATGACTTTTCTAATGCTACCCAATACTTCAGAGTATCACCAGAGTTAATAAACTCGGAAATGAGTTTGGACGAAATCTTAACTTGATAGTCATCAGAGACCATTTTCAAGTTAGGGATATTTAGCACGAATTTAAAGGAGTCATTTTCATAACCACCATCTACCACCACTGAATAAGTGTTAGATGTTTTATTGTCTGGATCATTTACAGACAAACGAATTGCACCATTGTCAGGTTCGATTAATAATTCTGAATGACCGAAAATCGTTGCAGCCTTTTTAATGCCATTGAGGGTGGATTGATCTAAAGAGAACCAAACATCAGTATCTGGCATAGTAATGGGTTTACTAGGACTTGTCAGCATTTCAGTATCAGCGTAGAAATACTTGATATGTTCCCGACCAGAATTTGAGGTAATATTCATAAATCTTTCTTCGAATTTAACAGAAGGACTTTCTACAAGCCCTAGCATGTTCAGGAATTCTGTCAAATCATAGATACCTACGATACTATCAAAAGTTTCTTTGACTGTCGCCTGTGCCAAAATGTTTTTAGCTTCAGATATAGTCATCAAAACATTACCCGGCTTAATAATCAAATTGCTATTAATACCAGAAAAGTTTCGTAGTACATTTACGGTTTCAGCACTAATTTCCATTATATATTTCCGTCCTTTTTCCAAACCCATTCACCACCAGTTACACTAAGTGGGGACTGAATATTATATTGCTCTCTAAAATTGAGAACAGTCTCACTCACACCTTTGTATGGCCAATCATGACCTGCAAAGTATCCATTTAATTTGACCTTATTATACCACATAGGCAAGCACTCTGCAACATCTTTTTCATTTAAATAATGATCTAAAAATAAAAAGTCTATACTATTGTCTTCAAAGTGATCAACCGCTGTTGCAACATCTTCTTTTATAAAAGTAACTTTGTCTTTATGACCAGATGACAAAACTCTATTAACCGCAGCCTCATATGCGTTTTGCATCAATCCATCAGAATATACGGTTTCTTTACGCTCAAAGCTATCCGTGTTACCCCGCCAAAAATCTACACCATATGCTTCCTTTATATTGGGGCATTTCTGTAATATGAAACTGATACTTCGTCCTTTAAAAATTCCCGTTTCAACATAGATAGGATCTTGCATCATATTGATAAGATGTTGCATACAATAATTGGCAGCTTTAATATTTTTAAAGTGCTTTTCTGTCGGCAATGCGTCAACTTCATTGAATTTAATTATGTTCATTTTATCCTACTGAAATTCTTTTCTTTAACGATTTCTAATTTCTTGGCAAATCTATTTTCTAATAATTCCCCCTTATGCGAAATTACAAATACATTTGTGTCATCGCCTAAAGAGTATATGATTTTCATTAGATTGTCAACACCATCATGATCCAGAGACGAATCAAAGGTTTCATCAAGCATTAGTAGATTGGTAGCCACAGAGTTTTTCATCTTGGCAATCTGTCTCCATGTGAATAGAAGTGCCAAGTCGATCCGTTGTTTTTCCCCCTCAGAAAAAGAGTCGTATGAAAAAGTATCTCTATGGCGAGATCTAATGGTCTCAGAAAACGCTTCGTCCAAATGAAAGGAAACAAAGAAATCGAGTATCTGTAGGTACTTATTCACCAGTTGATTTATTACAGGTAGATATTCCTTTACAATCTTAGTTTTAATCCCAGTGTCTTTTAGCATTTCTGAGATTGCATAGTTGTATCGGTACTGGTCTTCCAAGACGATCTTTTCTTCTCTTAATTCATCTAATGTATCCATAAGAGTTTTAAGTTCTTCCTGCGCACCATCAATGTCTACATTATTGGCAAGCTTATCTATTTCTTTTTGTGTGCGGTCAATCGACGCTTGGAATTGAGCAATGGAGCGATTATTAGCAGCAAGAGTGCTCTGGTACTCCCTGCACTCCTCTATGATGGCATTTGCTCCTAAAAGTGCATGGTGAGCGGTACGTAGTCCCTCATCAACTTTACCAAGACCTTTCTGAAGTTCCTTTGCTCTTGTTTTGCCTTCCAACACACTGGCCTCTTTTGTTTCCTCAGTGATGGTTTGATCACAGGTCGGGCAGATGTCGTTCTTCTCAAAGAATTGTACTTCTTTAACGATCTTTTTGACTTCAGTGTTGAACTTTGTCTTATATGATTCAAGCTCTTTGATCTTAGCTTCGTGTTCCTTTTTTTCTGTATCTGAATTCGGTAGTTTAGATTGAATGGAATCACTAAGCTCTGTGTTCGATCCTTGTAGGGTTTGTATTTCATCTCGGATATCCGAGATAAGTTTGAGCTTCTCTTCTTTGGCCTCTTTGTTAATCGCTTTGATGTCATGAATATACCTCTTTTGCCCATCAACTTTAGTTTTGATGATTTCAATTTGATATTGACAGTTTTTTATATTACTTTTAATCTCTGAAGTTTTATCTTTGAGTATATTATTCATCTTAGAGAACACATTGATATCCAATAGATCCTCAATAACATCCCTGCGGTTGGCAGCAGTCAACTGCATAAATGGAACAAAAGAAGATGATCCTAATACAACAATCTGGTGAAAACTTTTATGGTTCAATTTAAGAATGTTTTGTTCAAGCATCTTTTGATATTCTTTAGCATGTGAGGCTTGATTAATCATCTCCCCACCACGCCAGATCTCAAACTTGTTTGGCTTAATACCACGAATGATTTTAAAGTCTTGCCCCAAGGCATTAAAACTAACTTCAACGAGACATTCTTTATTATTAATAGAATTCACAAGTTGTGGTTTTGAAATGTTCCTATGAGATTTACCAAACAATGCAAAAGATAATGCATCCAACATAGTAGATTTCCCCGCACCATTGTTACCTACAATTAGTGTCGTCTTATCTTTAGTAAAATCAATTTTAGACCAACTATTGCCAGTGCTAAGAAAGTTTTTAAATTTCAAAGATTCGAATCGAATCATCAGAGAACCTCTAAGGCTTGCGCTTCATTCAAAAGAGCAGACATCTCTAATTTAATTCGACCTCTATCCAGATCAGTGTCTACTGCATCAACATAATTATACAACAATTCGGAAGTATCATCAATAGTAATGTTGTCAGCTTCTACATTCTTTCCGAGGAATTCATCAAAGTTTTCTGCAATCTTCAATTCAAGTATTTTTTTGTCATGAATACGATCAATGAATCGATCAAACATAGAGGCATTAGTTTTTTTAATTACAACTACTTTGACAAACTTACCTTCTATATCATCCAACTGATAATTGAGATAGTCGGTTTCTGTGTCGTCATATCGGATACGATTATGTAAAGTATGAGGGTTGCGAACAGGAGTGAGTTCACGAGTTTCAGTATCTAGTACATGAAAGTATTTATTATCATGTGCGTCACTCCAAGAGAACTCCATCTGAGACCCCAGATATGTGATATTTCCTAACTCAGATCTAGTATGAAAGTGGCCCGATAAAACTCTTTCAAATCTACTAAAGATAGAGCCATCCATGCCATGTTCACATTTGATACCCTTCATCATGTCATGACCGACAATTTCAAAATGACCGCCAAGCCAATCACACTTTGCATTTGCTATGAAATTAAAAGATCTCTTTTCACTCTCAGCATCAATCCAAGGTACCACCCCCATACGCATAGATCCGTATTCCATAACAGTAGGATTATGAATAATGTTGACTTCATTCATATAGTGACCCAAAAGTTCCTTCAAAGAATTTAGTTCACCTGTGTTCTTATAGAACGTATCATGATTACCACGAATAATATCCATGGTCATACCAAGTTCTCTGAGAGGTTTTAGAAAATGATTCCTATTGGCATTAAGAGCTCTAAAGTTAATATATTTACGATTATCGTAATAATCGCCCAGATGAACAATATGCTTAATACCATTCTCAATACAATAAGGAAAAAAGGTATCAGTATAAAAAGTGTCAGCATTATTAACAAATATATCGCTACTATTCCGTATGCCGCAGTGAGTATCATTTAGTATTGCCAATTTTACCATTATAAAAAATCACCTAGAATTACAAAAAATCTCTCAAATCAGAATCGACACTCACCGTATGCTTACGCATTTTGCTTCTTCTTTTTTCTTCTTGCGCAAACACCTTGAACTCATCGTCCTTTTCTTTTATTTTATCGATACGATCTTTAAGCTGATCCACATATGCAAGAACAACCGTGTTAGATCCATCTTCGCCATTAGATACAATATGCTCGTCAATACCAGAAGATGCAATATATTTCAATTTCACATCTTGTTGCTTTTTCTCCTTAGCAATCCGCCTAAGAAACGCATACCAACTAATCTGTGTAAAGTATGCAAAAGCATTTGGGTTTCCACTACGAGTAGCCGCTTCAATGTTATAGTTTTCGATTGCCTTTAAGCAGTTCTCCACAGCATCCATTACCATTTCTTCACGATACGTGTACCTAATAAAGTTAGATTTATGGGAAAGACCCTCTGCTATCTTCAAAAAACATTCTGCAATATAGTCTGTTACTATGGGTAGTTGGGTATCACTTTTCTTAGCTTCTGCTACAGTTTTACAATACTCTACCACAGCG